AGTTATGCAAAATGGTATTCCTACCAATCGCATTCTTCCACTATCAACAGTAACGGTTTATCCAGAAAACGTAGAGATTTCTGAAAACGCTTCTATACCCACAGTATTCAGATTCCCAGCACCAGTCTACATTAGTGACACTGAAGAGTATTGCTTTGTTCTATTCTCAGATTCAAACAAATATACAGTTTGGATTTCTGAAATGGGTGAGATTGATATTACTGGTGATAGAACAATTTCATCGCAACCATATGCAGGTGTATTGTTCAAATCACAAAACGCTTCAACTTGGTCACCAAATCAACTTCAGGATCTTAAATTCAATATCTACAGAGCTAAATTTGGTCCTCTAAGTGGCAAATTAGTTTTAAATAATGCTGAATTGGGTGTGGGTAATAGAGGTATTGTATCACTTAGAGAAGATCCTGTTGTCACTCAAAAACCAACACAGACACTAATTCTTGGCGATGCAAGTGGTTCGTATACGGTTGGTGCTAGAATTTATCAAGCAACTACAAATGCTTCTGCAACTATACAGCAACTTGTAACAGCAACTTCGCCATATCAATTAATTGTTGATAATGTCGATGGAACATTCTTACAAGGAAGCAATATTGGCGGAGTTGTTACTTATCCAATTGTAAGTAGCCAATCATTAGGGTTGATTAAAATTACTTCTCCCACTGGTACTTTTGGTGTAGGAAAGACACTAACAGGAACATCTAGCGGAGCAACTGCAATCGTTACAAACTGGAATTCCAGCACTAACATTGCGACAGTAAATTATGTTTCTAAGCAATTTACTAATGGGGAGACAATTTCACAATCATCACCATCCGTATCTGGAACTGTTGATAGTGCCAATACATCTTATTCTGGTGATTCTGTTCAGAAGTACTTAAGCCTAACTCCAACCTATTCTTCAATATCCAAGAGAGTTACTATTCTCCATAGTAATCATGGAATGCATGATACAACTAATCAAGTTACGATTACTGGTGTATTATCAGAAATTCCTCCAACTACATTGAAAACAACAATAACATCTTCAGAACTATCTTTAAGTGTTAGTGATGCTTCTGCTTTCCATACTATTGTAGATGGATTACCCATTGGAGATGATAATCCAGGTTACATCAAAATTGATGACGAACTCTTGGCTTATACTGCTATTGGAAATGATGGAACTACAATTACAATTAGAACTAGTGGTAGAGGTCAGAATGGAACCGTTGCTGCTGCTCATACAGAAGGAGCTTTCGTTGCCTGCTATAATCTAGATGGCATACCATTGACAGAGATTAATAAAACACATACTTCCATTTTAAATCCAACTCTAGATTCATATGATTTACAATGTGATTCAGTATCTTCATCTGGAATTAAATCTGGTGGTACTGTATCTACAGCAACTCAGAATGTTCCATTCGAGTACATAACTCCATCAGTACAAGTTGTACAGCAATCCAAAACTTCAATTGTTTCTAGAATTAATACTATCAGTGGATCTTCAATTAATAATGGAAATACCACCGAAGCTTCATTTGTCAATGATGGTCAATTTATACCAGTATCATTGAATAATGTAAATTACTTAGAAGCACAAAAATTAATTTTATCTGGTACAAATGAAGATGCTAAACTTGCTGGCCAAAAGTCATTTACTCTTGAAATGTTACTAGGCAGTGAAAGTGATCTATTATCTCCCGTTATTGATCTAGACAGATCGAGTATTATTACAACTTCAAATAGGATTAATAATCCAGATGACTGGAGTAGTGCGGTAAATTATGTTGGTGATCCTCATGATGCAGTTTATATTACAAGAATGGTTTCATTAGATAATCAAATCTCAAGATCAATAAAAGTATATTTCGATGCTTATAGACCTGGGGAAACTGATTTCAAAGTATTGTATCGTATTGTTCCACCTGGTTTTACTGGAGTTGAAAATACGATTGGATGGACGTTCTTTAATACCAGTGGGGGACCAGATAAACCTGTAACTCCTGCAAGTGACTTCCTATTCAGACCATATGAATACACGGTAACTGGACTTGAATTTGTCAAATTCCAAATTAAAATTTGTATGTCTTCAACGAATCAGGCGATCGTTCCTCAATTTAAATACTTTAGAGCTATTGCATTAGCAAGTTAATTATGGGATACATTAAAATTGAAAATCAACATCATCTACTACGAGATGAGCATACTAATGCTATAATAAATACTAATAAGACTGAGTATGAAAATTACATCAGTAATTATAATCGCATGAAACAGGAAAAAGAGCAACTTGCTAAATTGAAAGATGATGTTAGTTCTCTGAATTCTGATGTGCAGGAAATTAAATCATTGCTTAAATTATTAATTAAGGAGAAAATTGATGACAATTGAAAAATCCACACCTGAAGAACTAGTATCTCAGTTCAAAGAAAGATATCAAGCACTAGTTACAGAAAATCAACAACTAGCGCAAAAAATCAAAGAAAATGAAACTGTTGCGTTAAAACTTTTGGGTGCAATTGAAGCTTTAGAATATATTGGTAAGGAAGAAGTAGAGGGAGATATAACTTCTGAAGAAGATGCTTCAGTAGAATAATGAGTTGGGGGGGAATACCCCCCTATTTTTTTATAAATACATAAAGAGAATAGTTACGTTAAAACGTATTTTTGGATAATTACCAATGGCAAATAGAATTCAATTAAGAAGAGGATCAGCTCAAGAATGGTCAAACGTGAACCCAACGTTAGCCATTGGTGAACTTGGGATAGAAATCGATACTGGTCGAATTAAAATTGGTGATGGTGTTACTTCTTGGAACTCATTAAAATATGAGAGACCTGTAGAATCTATCACTAATACTCCAAATACGTTAGTACAAAGAGATGCTGATGGTAACTTCCAAGCAGGAACGGTTACGGGTTCTTTAATTGGTAATGCTGCAACTGCAACTCGTCTTGCTAACACAAGACAAATTGCGTTAACTGGAGACATTACTGCTTCTGCTACCTTTGATGGATCAGCAAACTTAAACCTATCTTCTGCACTATTAATTGTTCCGACTCTACCACACTACGATGGAACAATTAATAGTAGCGGAACATACACCAAAGTTACGGTAGATGCTAAAGGAAGAATTACCAATGCATCTAATCCAAATAATATTACAGCATATAACTTAAATGGAACTGTAGAGGGTTCTTCTGCACAAGCATTTGATAGAGACTTACAGGGTATTGCAGATTTAACAACTACAGGTATTATTACTAGAGTCTCTGATGGTAATATTGCAACTAGAACTGTAACAGGAACAGGAGGAAGAATTTCTGTAACTAATGGTTCTGGTGTATCTGGTAACCCAACTTTAGACTTAATTAATACTACAGTTACTCCAGCAACTTATAATACTCCCTCTATTGCGAGTGCAACTCAGACAATCAACGCAACTAAATTTACCGTTGACCAATGGGGTAGATTTACGTATGCTGAAGATTTCCCAATTGCAACTGCAGTAGAAGGAACAACTGCATCCGCATGGGCAACTTCAACTTCATATTCCAGATACGTTAAAGTAACGAATAGTGGAAGATTATACCAGGCACTAAACGCAGGTACTTCAGGTGCTACTGCTCCCACTCATACTACTGGAGATGCTTCAGACGGAACAGTATCTTGGAGACACCTTGGATTAGTTACTACTCGTCAAAAAGGTTTAGCATCATTCGATCAAGAAGACTTTGATGTTGATGTAAACGGTCATGTAACTATTGCAACTGCAGGTGTAGACAATACCCAACTTCAAAATAATCAGATCCGTTTCGCAGATGGGAATTCTTATACTGCTTATGAGCTTGATAATGAACTTACTAGTTCTACTGGTTATCGTGGGATTACTACAATTAACGACCTATCAGTTAACAATACTAGCGGTTCTCCTTTACTTAAGTGCCTGGCTGCTGATGACAACGTAGACATCAATACCACAAATGCAACTATCTTCTCAGATATTACATTTGATAAAACAAGCACATCAATTCAAACTTTAAGTCGTGCTGGTTCATTAACTCTTTTAATGAACGCAAACACAGCATCGAATAGATTCCTTCGTTTGACTGCGAATAATGCTGGGGCAGGTGAAGCGAAGATTGAAGTCACTGCTGATGAATCAATTGATATTACATCAACGAATACTACAATCTCCCTTGCTGCAGCACAACAGATCTCACTGATTTCCTCTGGTGCTGATGTTCGTGTAGAAGACTTTTATTTTGCTGGAAATGTATTAAGTTCAACTAATTCTACTATTGTTATCGATCCAGCTGGAATTGGTGATAATACTGGAACTCTACAAATTAAGGGCAATCTTCAAGTTGATGGTACGACCACAACTGTAAATTCAACAACTATCACTATCGATGATGTTATCCTAACTCTTGGTGGTGATCAGACTCCAACTACGGATGATAACAAAGATCGTGGTATTGAGTTTAAGTATTATGATACTCAAGCACGTTTAGGTTTCTATGGTTGGGATGATTCATACACAACCCTAGCAGGTACAACTGGCGGTTATCGTTTTCTCTACAATGCAACAAATACTTCTGAAGTCTTTTCTGGTACTGATGCTGGTGTTATTGCTGGCAACCTTGCCCTCAGTAGTAACGTTGGATCAACTGGCACTACATCAGGTACTCTGGTAGTCACAGGAGGCGCTGGAATCAGTGAGAACCTATGGGTGGGTGGAACTGCGAACATTGCTGGTAATAGTACCTTACAGGGCACTCTAGGGGTCACTAATCTAGCTACATTCAACAACGGTGTTACGATTGCTGGTAACACTGTAGCAGCAACAGAATATTTCAGAATTACTGATGGAGCAGGTTCTCCAGTAACTAAGTTCTTGGTCGATACTGCAAATGGAAATACTACCATTCAAGGAACTCTAGGTGTTACTAGTGCAGCTACATTATCTTCATCTCTGGGTGTTACTGGGATAACTACTCTTACTGGTAATTTAACTACTCAGTCTGGTTCAACAGTCAATATTCAAAATACAACCAACAGTAATATTACTGCTGCTATTGCTGGAACTGCATATGCATCTCTAGGAACTTATGGTGCTCTGAAAGTTGATGGTGGTGCTTCAATTGCTAATGGTTTAGTTGTTGGGGGGGCACTGAAAATTTACGGTCAGTTTGACGTAGATGGTGCTGTTAGCTATAGCGGTAATACGGTATTTAAGGGTAGTATCTCAGTTGACAACGATGGTGTTTCACCATACAAGTTTAATGTTGCTTCCAATACAGGTAGAATCGATACAGTTGGTCAGATTGTAACTACAAATGCTACTGATGCATCATCAACTTCTACTGGTGCTCTGATTGTAACTGGTGGTGCTGGAATTGAAGCACAACTCAGAGTTGCTGGTGTAACCACTCTTTCCAACACAACAGATTCAACTGCACTTGGAACTGGTGCTCTAGTTGTTTCTGCTGGCGGTGCTTCGATTAATAATCAACTCAGAGTTGGTGGTGCTGCAACGATTACAGGTGCAACACAAATTAATAATACCTTAGGTACTACTGGTATTACATCTTTCACAAACGCTACAGATTCTTCTGCAACTAATAATGGTGCTTTAGTTGTAACTGGTGGTGTTGGTATTGGAGCACAACTAAGAGTTGGTGGAAATACCACTCTTACTGGCGATCTTGCTGTTAATGGTGGTGATTTAACTACCAACCAATCAACATTCAATTTACTGGCATCTCCAACAACAGTAAACTTTGCTGCCGCTGGTACTGCAGTAACTATTGGTTCTACAACTGGTACTTGCACAATTAGAAATGCCAATACAGTTGTAACTGGCAATCTTACTGTAAATGGAACAACGACAACTGTAAATGCAACGACAATTACGGTTGATGATCCTGTTCTAACTCTTGGTGGTGATACTGCTCCTGCTTCAGATGATAACAAAGATCGTGGTATTGAATTTAGATACTTCGATGTTTCTGCTAAGTTAGGTTTCTTTGGATGGGATGATTCTTCATCTGGTTATAGATTCTTAGAGAATGCTACAAATTCTTCCGAAGTATTCTCTGGCACTGATGCAAGAATCTTTGCTGGTAGATTAAATCTAACTACAGGAACAACTTCAACAAATACTACTAGTGGTGCTCTAATTGTTACTGGTGGTGTTGGAATTTCAGAAAATCTTAATGTTGGGGGAATATCAACATTCGCAGGTCAGATTACTGGTAATGGTGGAGCTATAATTGATAATGTTAGAATTGGTATTACCGCTGATAATGAAATTGATACATCAACAGGAAACTTAATTATTGACTCTGCTGGTGGCACTACTACTATTGATGATATTCTTAGTGTTTCTGGTGTTACCACTGTCACTAACGTTACAGCACAAACAGTAACAGGTCCAACATTTACTTCCGATGGTGCATTTAGAGTTACTGGTGGTGCTGGTATTTCTGGTAATGTTGCCATTGGAGGAAATTTAAGGGTATTCGGATCTTCCGTGATTTCTGGTGGAGTAACTTACTCTGGTGCTCAGTCATATAACGGAGTTATTACACAATCAAATTCTACTGACGCAGCATCTTCTACTGATACAGCAGCATCGATTAGCACTGCTGGTGGTGTAGCAATTGCTAAAAAATTATTTGTTGGTAATAATGCATCTATTACAGGAACTCTGGGAGTTACTGCAGCAACTACTCTATCTTCAACTTTAGGAGTTACTGGACTAATTACTGCAAATGCAGGCATTACGATTGTTGGTTCTACTGGTGCTGGAGAAGATTTCACGATTACTGACGGAACTGCAACTAAATTTACAGTTGGTTCTGCTGATGGTAGCATCCTAACTGAAGGCAATTTAAATGTTAAAGGTAACACCATCATTGGTAATGTTGTAGGAGACACTTTAACAGTCAACGCCACAGCAACATTCAATAATGCTGACATTGTTGGTACAATTAGAGATGCTAGACAATGGACAACTTCAAGAACCTTAACTATTGGTGGGGATATTTCTGGTAGTGTATCTTTTGATGGTGGAAGTAATATTCCAACATTAACAACCACTCTTCCAAATATCGCAACCGCAGGGACTTACAGATCAGTAACGGTAAATACTAAGGGTCAAGTTACTGCAGGAACTAATCCAACGACTCTCGCTGGATATGGTATTACTGATGCTCAAGGTTTAGATGCTGATTTAACTGCTGTTGCTGGTTTAACAACGACAGGAATTATAATTAGATCTGGAGCAGGTACAGCAGTAACTAGAAGTGTTGCTGTTTCTGGAACTGGTCTATCCGTAACTAATGCTGATGGCATTTCTGGAAATCCAACGATTACCTCAAACGCAACAAATAATAATGCTGCAAATGCTATTGTTTCCAGAGATGCATCTGGTAACTTTACCGCTGGAACAATCACAGCAACTTTAAGTGGTAATGCTTCAACTGCTACCAAACTTGCTACCGCTAGAAATATTAATGGCGTTGCTTTTGATGGAACAGCAGATATTAATATCACTCCTGTTTATGCAACTTCAAACCAAAATGGAAATGCAACTCAAACCGCATTCCCAGCAAATTCTAACAGAACCGTAAATGACATTTTTGTAATCGTTAATGGTCTCGTCTTAGCACCAACAGCTCAATACACATACACTAATTCAGCTACAAGAGTTTCAACTGGAGGAATTGGATCAAATACCTTTATAACTGTTGCTTCTACTACTGGTTTAGTTCCTGGAATGGCTGTTTCGGGAAGTGGTATTGGTACTAATGCAGTTATTACAACAATAGTCGGAACTCAGGTTAATCTATCGGTTGCAAACACAGGATCTACTATTGGTAACACAATTACTTTTGGTGCTGTGGTTACTTTAGCAACAGCTCCAACCGCAGGAACAAATAACGTTTCAATTCGTTATCTACCACTACTAAATTGATACGGAGAATATAAATGTCCTCATCCAAACCAGCAACCAAAGCAGAACTTAAGGCATATTGCCTACGCAGACTAGGATATCCTGCGGTAGATATTAATATTTGCGACGAACAATTAGATGATCTTATTGAACAAGCACTTGAGTATTATCAAGATTTTCATTATGAAGGATCTTACAGAACTATAATTAAAGTTCAAATTACGGATGAAATGAGAACTTTTGCTAAAAGCAATTCTTCTATCCCCACTACTCCTTGGACAGAATCAAATCAATATATCGAATTACCTCCATATGTAAAAGGTGTAGATAACGTTTATACTCAGGTTAGTGTTTCGTCTTCCATTCCAGGTAATATTTTCAACATTAAATATCAATTATTTTTGAATGATATCTATGCATTTACAAATAATCAAATCCTACATTATTTTATGGTTCAGAACTATCTTGAAACTTTGGATTGGGTTACCAACTCTAGATTATATAAAAGACTTAGATATACTGCAAATACAAAACGTCTTTATGTAGATATTGATTGGTCCGAACTTTCTTCGGGAGATTATTTTGTTGTAGATTGCATTATGGGGGTTGACCCAAATATTCATACAGATACTTATAATGAGTATTGGCTCAAAGAATATGTAACTTCATTGTTTAAGAGACAATGGGGACAAAATCTAAGTAAGTATGATGGCATTCAAATGCTTGGCGGAGTTACTCTAAATGGTAGAAAAATTCTTGATGATGCAAATCAGGAACTCAAAGACCTAGAAGAGAAACTAAGAACTACATACGAATTACCACCACTAGACATGATAGGTTAAGCAAATGACTTGTAACCAATCACCAGTACCAGAACCATCTTGCAGGTTGCGTTTAAACGGAACTGCAGCAGAACAGACTTTAATAGAAAATCTAATTACAGAATCTATTGATATCTACGGACAAACTGTTTATTATATTCCAAGAACTTTGGTAAAAGAAGACACACTTTTTAATGAAGATACGATGTCCTCTTTTAATGGATCATATGAAATTAGAGCGTATTGTAATACTGTAGATGGATGGGAAGGGCAAGGAGATTTACTAAGTAAGTTTGGCATTAGAATCGAAGATAAGACCACATTTGTAGTTTCGAGAAGAAGATTTAGTACAAATGTAGATGGAACTCCTCAGGTTGGATTTCAAGTTACTAACCTAATGAATTATGCTGGACAGTCGAACGTTCAACAAAATTCTGTAAGTGTTGGATTAGGTAACCCAGCATGGGGTCCAGCAATTCAAGCAAATCCATCAAACTACGAAATTATATTTAATGGTGGTTTTACTGCCACTATTGTTACTGCTACTGGTACTGCATCTCCAGGAGCACAATGGACATTTACGGGTATTTGGCCCGCAAATGCTACTGGAGCACCATTAACGATTCGTTCTAAAGATTATCAAGCTGCTTTTATTGGTGCAGATTTAATTGTTGATGGTCGTCCAAATGAAGGAGATTTAATTTGGGCACCATTCTCAAGTGACTTATATCAAATTACTATGGTTGAGCACGAAAAACCTTTTTATCAACTAGGTAAAGGTTATGTTTGGGAACTCAAGTGCGAACTCTTCCAGTACAGCCATGAAGATCTTAATACTGGTCTTGTTGATGTTGATGAAATTGAGGAACAGGATAGTTATACATTAGATCTAACTTTTGCTGCTGGTGGTACTGGTACTTTTGTTAAGGGTGAAACAGTGTACGGGGGAAGCCACGAAGCGAGTATTGGATATACTCACCAAGCCTGGAATCTTGGATTTACTGTTTGGGATGGTGGTGATGGATATGATCCAAACGATCCACCATCAATAACTTTCTCAGCACCGCCAGCGGGGGGAACTCAAGCGACTGGAACAGTTCAAGTTAATAGTGCGGGTCAAGTAACTGGGGTCACTCTAAATCCTGGTTCTGGATATACTTCAGCACCAACATTTACTTTAGAAAGATCTCCAGCTGCTCCTTATGGTGAAGTTGTTTCTTGGAATCCAACCACCAGAAAACTGGTCCTAAATAATTTGACGGGAGTATTTACGGATAACGAGTCTGTGAAGGGATTAACTTCTAATGCAACTTGGACTGTAAATATTCTAGATTCTTATAATATGGGTGAAATAGAAGGAGCACAAAATAAATACTTTGAAGTTAAGGGTGATCTCATTCTGGACTTTAGTGAAAATAATCCATTTGGAGAATATGGGGACATGGGGGATAGATTCTAATGCTAGGAACTTATTTTTATCACGAAATTTTTAAAAAAACCATTGTAGGTTTTGGAACTCTTTTCAATAATATACAATTGAGAAGAGTTGCTGAGGGTAAAACAGAGGTTATGAAAGTTCCTCTGGCATATGGTCCTGCAGAAAAGTTTCTATCTCGTTTAAGACAGACACCCGATCCAACTCAAGCAAAGATTCAAATTACTTTACCTCGAATTGCATTTGAATTAACTGGTATTACATACGATACATCCAGAAAAGTTGCTCCAACCCAAGTTGTTAGAGTTGATGATAAGCAAACATTTATGCCAGTTCCATATAATTTGGAATTTGAATTAAATATTCTATCAAAAAACCAAGATGATGCTTTACAGATCGTAGAGCAAATTTTACCATTTTTCCAACCATCATATAATATCACAATTCAAATGCTTCCTCAAGTAAATGAATCTAAAGATATTATTGTTAATTTAGATAGTGTAAATTACAGAGATGACTATGAAGGAGATTTGGATGAAAGAAGAACTTTAATTTACACATTAAAGTTTACTGCTAAGACATATATTTACGGACCTGTAAGAGATCTTACTCAAATCAGAAAAACTATCGTCGATACATACACTTCGATGGATACTGTGAATGCACCGAGAGTTCAAAGATATACAGCAGAACCAGATCCGATTGATGCAACTTCCGATGATGACTTCGGATTTAGTGAGGTATTTTCAGAATTTACAGATATCCAGAAATGGAATCCCGCAACAGGAGAGGATGAACCGATATGAGTACATTTGAGGGACTAGATAAAGTTTTTGATGTGGAACCAACCGAGATTATTGAATCACCAAAGGAAGTTCCTCAATCCCAAAAACCAGAAATACAACAAGATTATGAAGTAACTAGAGCACAGTTACACAATCTTGTCATGAAAGGTCAAGAAGCTATCGATGGTATTCTTGATGTTGCTAGAAGTTCAGATCACCCTAGAGCATATGAGGTTGCTGGACAGTTAATTAAAAACGTTGCTGATGTTGCTGATAAATTGCTCGATCTTCAGAAAAAAATGAAAGATATCGATGAGAAACCTAGATCAAGTCCTACTACAGTTAATAATACTATGTTTGTTGGGTCAACATCAGATCTGGCAAAAATCCTCAAGCAAAATGCAAAGGAGACTAAATAAAACATAGGAAAGAATTATTTTCGGAGTAAAACATGTCCGTTTTAAATGTATTAAATACCAACAGTATTACTACGTCTCAATCTGAATATCAAATTATCAGAACTGGTATTTACAGAGTGAGTGCAACTTCAGCATCAACAGTTCAATTTAACAGTGGTCCTGCTATCAGATTATTAGCAGGAGAATCAGTTCTGTTGAAAGGTCTTAATCCTGCAAGAGCAGCTATTACTGCAGCAACCGATTCTGCGACTGCGGTATACACTTTGGGTGATGGGGGAGTTGGTCTAACTGGTAATACGCACCCCTTTATTGTTGGTGATTATATTGCCGTTGTAGATAGTGCTTCCGTTATCGATGCCGCATTTGAGTCTGCTGATACTGCTGGAAAATCTATTACTGCTGCTACAAGTAATACAATTACCACTAATATCAATTCTTCTGCGGCTTCTGCGGATTACAAATATGCTAGTGGCGCATTAGCATATGTACATAAATGCATTAAAATTACTGCTGGTGCCGCTGACATTGTTGTAGAAGAAGTTCAAATTGTTGGAGGATGATATGAAGTCCTACAAACAATTTCTTTCAGAATCAGTAAATATTTCTGGAGATTTCAATGGAACTCTCCATGTACATTCCAACGAGAAAACTCCAGAACAAGTTGGAGAAACTTATAGTGCAGA